AAGGCATCATATTTTCAAGTTCTGTCAAGCTATATTTATGGTATTGCATGAGAGCAAAATTGATTCTATAAAAAGACTCAAGACTCTCCCTTGCAATACTTAACCGAAAAAATCGGCTAGACCCTCCAAAACGATACGATTTTTCTTTTTAGTGTTTGGATTTGTAACCTCAATTGTATGAGATAATTTAGGCATTGTTGCAAAAAATTTCTCAACCTGTTTATATTGTTTTGAATTTAACTGTTCAATAAATTGTAATCTCTCATCTGAGGAATAATCTTTACCCTCCCATGCTTCATCTTCTGTAAAAACAGTGTCAATACAATCTGCAATCAATCTAAATGTTTTATTGACAACTGTTTGAGCCTCCTCCTCTACTTCAAAATTATTTTCTATAAACTGATTGAGTGAAGGATATCTCATACGAAGTGATAGATTTTTATCTAAAGAAATGTCCGTTGTGTGTTCTTTTGGTTTAACAACTTGTATTTCATCAACATATATTGTCACTGGCACTTCAGTTTCATTATCATCTGGACATGTAACAATTAGTTTAATATCTTCACCAATTGATTTTGCACGAATATTTAAAAAGATATACTCAATATCAAATGTCGGAAGATCATCAACCTTTACACCTCTAGTCAAAATACACTTCTTTAACACATCCTTAACGGCGTTTGTGATTTCATTCTGATTTCTAGATTCTAATGCTATGATCAAAATCTTTTCTTCTTTGACAAGAAACGGACGATACTTAATCTTTTTACCTGTGGAAGGCATCTTCAACTCATAAGTCGGAGTTGTAATTGTTGGTAATGGCATGATATTTGAATCAATATTTTATATAGGAAGGTCTATCTAAATCTCCTTTGTTTATTCCTATTCTTTTGATAGGTGGATTTGTTTGTGTTTACATTATCAGTGGATTTAGAACTTATACCAAATGATCCTTCTGGCACGGTATTTCCATATAGTAACTCATCACGAAGACTATGCCTTCTTGATTGTTCTTTACTATTCAATAAAGAAAAAGCGTCCGCAGTAACAGCTTTATTTGTGTCGGTGTAATTAAAGTCCGCAACGAATCGATCATAAGCGAGAGTTACACTACATCTTAACACATTTGATTGACCATAGGCAACTCTCATTGATGTTAAATTAGTTGGCCAAATGTTTATGAATTCATAAGTTGTCATTCTTGAAGTTGGTTCTTGTCTTCGTATGTTCCTTCTTCTTAAACCACTATTATTATTAGCAGAGGTTAAATTATCTACAAATAAATCCCTTTCAAATTTAGTCACATGAATTATTTCCTTATAGTCCTCTGGATAATTAAATCTACCGTAAGCATTTGGATTCTTATTATACCCTTTTGGGCCAGAGATAGGATTTATGTAAGTCATCCACGATTCCAATACCTCGATGATCACATGATCTAGATCACAATAAAAAGTTAAATTAAGTGGTGGAAAAGTTCTTAAATTTGGAAACTCCTCTTGAATACCTTGATGATGTCCAACTGCAAGACTTGTTTGAAAAGATGTGCCTGGTAACTCTGCCTCAGCACACATTAACGACATTTTTTCCATAAAGTCATTACCACCACTTCTTCTATTACCGAAAGCAGAAACAGATCTGTTTATATCATCACTCTCTAACCAGTTCTGCCATTTTCCAAACGAAAATGTAACTTGATAAAATGTATCTAATGAAGGGCGTCCAACAGTCTCCCTAACATCGAACATGTCTTTTGAGTATATTCTATTTCTATTTGGAAAAATACTATTGCTTGGCACGATAAATAAATTTGTGTTGTTATTACTATATATGAGCTATAAAGGAATATATAAGCCTTCTAATCCTAAAAAGTATAAAGGTGATCAATCTAATATTATTTATAGGTCTTTATGGGAAAGAAAATTCATGAATTATTGTGATTTGAATGAGAATATTCTTGAGTGGGCGTCTGAAGAATTTTGGATTCCCTATCTAGATCCAACAACAAATCGTGTTCGTAGGTATTTTCCTGATTTTTTCATCAAATATAAAGACAAAAGTGGCAGCATTCGTAGATCAGTAATCGAAGTGAAACCGATGAGGGAGACACTTGAACCAAAGGCGACGAAAGGCAAATCAAGAAAGACAATGATAAATGAATCAATGA